TATTAAAGAAAAAAATCTTTTAAAAAAGAGATATAAAATAGAACATTTGAATGCGAAAATAAAAAATAACAATCGTATAAATTTAAGAAAAGAACGTAAATTTCAAAATTACAGTTCTTTTTTATGTTTATCATTTTTACAATTATATTTTGATCATATTGATAAAATAAATAATAATGAATTTTTAGAGTATATTGAAAGAAAATACAACATATAAACAAAAATATAAAAAATGATTTAAATAAGGAGCATTATAAGGGGTATTTTTTCAATTTTTATTTTTTTGCGACAAACATAAAAATAGTAATATTATGAATATTTTTATTAAAAAATAATTATTTATCGTTTTCAATAAAAATAAATACACTTAATATTATGACATTATATGATCATAATATTAATTATTCTAACACTAATAATTAATGAATGGGTTTAAACGTTTACACCCAGATGTTTTTATACCTTCTTAAAATAACATCTTATGTTAAGAAAAATCGAGTTTTTTATGATTATTCTGTTTTTTTACTAAAAGGACATCCGGATGGACCATTTGATTGAGTATTTGACTTGCTAAAAGGACATCCGGATTGGGTATTGGATTTATTGGATTTATACAATTGGAGAAAATCCTTATCAATTTCCAATAAATCCAATACTAATGATATTTTTTGGTTTGTATCTGCTGATATTAAATATTTAGCATCGGATATAGAACCACCACATTCTTTTATAATATTATCAATCATTTCTTCTTCAGACTCATAATTAGAAGGATCAGTTATATATTTAATTTTATCACAATACTCTTTTATTTGATTCATCTTATTTTCATAATAATCTTCTTTGGTTCCACAATTAACAAACCATATAGATTCATCTCTACATGTTAAACACTCATTATAATGTGATATATCTATATTTTTATAGATAAAGATTCTATTTATAGAATCTTTCATTAGGTGCGTAGTACACATCAAAATATGTAGATATAGATCATTATCAGCACATTTCTTACCATATGCAGATTTTATATTATTATATCTTCTATTAGAATCAGAATCTGAACCCGAACCCGATCCAGAATAACTTTCTTCCAAATATGCTTTAATTTTATTTGTAACCGGGGTTTGTTTAGACAAAAAACTACTACTGGTTCTTAATATTTGGTAATGTTTATCAGTAAATGGAACCAATGCAAATAAATATTTATTATGAATTTCAATGTAATTAGAGAAATACTCAATTAAACTATTATAATTACGGAAGGTTGTCTCATCATTTTGAGCTTTTGGTGAAATCAATCTTAATTTTTCATTTTCATTAAGATTATTAAGATTTGTATTTTTAACAACATATTCAAAAAATGAATAATGATAAATATCAAGATAATACGTGATTATCAATGTTAGGTTGATAAGGATTTCATACAATTCATTAAAAAAATATTTTAACATTAATGATTTTTCTTAATATTATTAATGTCAAGAAAAAATTGTAATTAATAAACCTAAAGTACCAATAAATGATATTCTATGTTGTGATATTTTTTAACATAATTATTAATTGAATCCTATGTTGTTGATAAATTATAAAATTAACGCTATTTCGTCTATTAATTTAATGGATGGGGTTATTTATTTTATCTAAAATATTATCCAAATTATTTGATATATCCAAATGCTTCAATAAATTTTTCCCCTCTTCTATTTCAGCATTACATTTTGAGATAAGTTGTTCAACATTTAACATAGGTACTAGATCATTTAATATCTCAGCATATTTGGTATTAGATATATCATTATTATCTACTATTATTTTTTTTATATCATTGATATATTGGATTGATTTTAACATGTTATTATGTTTTTTTCCGGAATTATGTTTGTCCATAAATAACTTGGATATAAATACTACATCACATGATTCGCAATAATATTTTTGTTTTTTTCTTTCTTCAATTGATCCATGTATTTTAACCATATGAATTTTATATGAAAAATGACTCGATAATGTTTTATCACATTCCAAACACTTAAATGTTGTATTTTTTATGATGTGACCTTTTCTTTGGTGTTTTTGAGATTCGACATGTCTCAAAAATTCAGCCGGACGAGTAGTCGGGAGAGTGTCATACAATTCACAAAATAAGTTAGGATTTTTTATATTTTTTTGTTCCATTTTAATTTATAATAATCAATGTCTCCCAGAAGGTTTTATGTAGTGATATTATGTAAAATGTCCGGATTTTACCGGACTTTTCTTAACAGCTGCTAAAAGTGAAAGTTTCTTTTTAGATGTTTTTAACAAACTATTAAAAATTAACAACGATTCAATTATGATAATATTTGATATAGAAGGCAATATATGGTTTAAGTTTAGAGATTTATAAAGATCTATTTTACCGATATAAATCATACAATTAAAGATATTAAAATAAGTGATGATAATAAAGAATATTATAAAAATATAAGGGTATGGGATCAACCCCATACCCTAAAGTCATATACATATTACGCTGGATTATATGAGGCATTTAATAACTTAATGAATATTATGAATGTATAAATTAAATGCTAGCCACCATCTGATTAGTCTTCTTTTTTACTTTGTTTTGATTTGGCAACCATATCTATCAAATCAAAATCAGAAACTTCATTATCAGAAATTTCAGAATTTAAATCATTCAGATGCTTTAGTAATTTTTTCCCCATATACATCTCATCATTACAATCAGATATGAGTTGATCAATAACCGGCATCAGTTCTAAGCCCATCTTCTCGGCTATAGAATCAGTTTGGTCTTATTTGCTCTATCCGAATTATCTTGTTTAGAACCAATTTGTGATGAATCCAAAATAAGGCCAGAGCATATCTATGAGATGCTAGGTTAGCAAGATAATAAAACATATAAAACAAATATCTACATCAATATTGATGTAGATATTTGTTTTATATGTTTTATTATCTTTAGCTATACTCATCATTTGTTTGGTTGTAATCTCTCGTAATTTCAGCGTATTGGTAATATCCAGGGCATCTTTAAAAGATGCTAGGTTATAAAAGATGATATTATATCATCTTTTATATACATTTCTCAACTTATCCATAAAGACAAAATCATCATCTAATTTGTATTGTGAGATCAGATGGGGGTTAAGGATATGAATAGGTAGATCTTTAATGTCATCGGCATTAATTGCTGAATATCCAGAACCAATTGATATATTCATAAAATATTCTGTTATATCATCTCTTAAAATATATAAATACAAATAAAATGGGTTAATATTTTGGCCTTAATATTAATCAGTTATTATTATGGTTCATAATGATATGATATGATATGATATGATATGATATGATATGATATGATATGATATCATATGATATGATATGATGTGAAAGGGAACGGCATAGTACCGCACCCTTTCACATCATAAGTTCTATATATATATATATATATAGAACTTATTTATATAAAATTCATAATAAATAATATATAGTTATATTATAAAATGGAATCATTAGAAAAAATCATATTTAAGTACTCCAAAGAAAACATAATTGTAATAATGGACAAAAATAAAAAACCATGGTTTAATGCTTATCATATTACAACAATATTAAAATATAAAAGATCAAGAGATGCAATAAGACAACTTGTTGATAATGAATATATTAAATATTTAAAAGATTTAGTTGATGATTACAAAATATATTCGAATGCACAACCGCAATCATTATTTATAAATGAACCTGGGTTATATGCTTTATTATTAAGAAGCAAGAAAAAAGAAGCTCATAGATTTTATAAATGGGTTATTGAGGACGTTTTACCATCTATTCGTAATAAAGGATTTTATGAATTAGAAGAAAAACACAAAGAAAAAGTAATCCAATTAAATGAAAAAATTATTAAAATAACAAATGAACTAGATGAAGCAAATAATCGTATAAAGATATTGGAAAATAATCAAGCAACTAAACATATAACAAAAGGTAGATATATTTATATTATCAAATCAGCTGATAATAAAGCGATAACAATGCATTTAATTGAACTATATAAAATGGGTAAGACAATAAAATTTAATCCTAGAATAAATACAATTAATACATCGACTCCAGACAATGTTATAATATTATATAGAGCAAAAATAGATGATATAAGTGCAGTTGAGAATTGTTTAAAAGGTATGTTATCAAAACAAGTATATAGATCAAATAGAGAATATTATCAAATATCGTTAAAAGATGCAATTAAAATGATCAAATTATGTATAAAACTAACTAAATCTAAATTAATATCTGAAGACAACCTATATAAAAACTATATTAAAAAAGAATTAACTACTAATGTAGCCAGATCAAAAACTAATATACTAGATCAAAAAATAAATATAATATTTGACAATGAGTCAGATAATATAGAACAAATTGGAGGATCATATATTGAAACTGACACTAATAATGATATTTATAATGACATAATCATTTTATATAAATTAAATAAGATGGTATTTAGAATTTTTGATATTTATGTAAATATATAAATAATTATTTGAGGTAATTTAAAAAATAAATTATTTATGTTATTTATATAAAAATATTATAATTTTATATATAATATGGAAAATTATCAAGAAATTAATAATCAAAATATAAATTATGTATATAATTGTCCAACTTGTGATTATCATACAAATGTTAAAGTTAATTGGACAATTCACTTATTAACAGATAAACATAAAAGAAATGGTTTAAAAAAAACAGTAAAGTGCGATAAATGTGATTATATTGGTAAAAATCATTGGAATCTTAAATTGCATATATTATCACAACATTCAACTATTGAGGAAAGAAAAAAATCAAAATATTATTGTGAATCATGTGATCAAGTTTTTTTTTGTAAGATATATATGGAAAGACATAATGAAGGATCCAAACATAAAAAAAATCTAAATATTATTGACATTTAGAAAGGTACTTATTCTGATCTTTATCATTATGAAACCTGTGCATACTAAGTTTGTACAATTTCCTTCGACAACAGCTCAAGTAAATCCTGACATTATAAATTAATGAATATAATTAAAGTTAATTAAATAAAATTAAATGTTAGCTATTATCTGATTAGTCTTTTTTTTTACTTTGTTTTGATTTGGCAACCATATCTATCAAATCAAAATCTGAAACTCCATTATCCGGAAATTCATCATCCAGAACGGTAAAATATGATCTTTATAAATCTTGACAATTTAAAGAATACAATTTAAAAATTGTCAAGATTTATAAAGATCATATTTGCGGTTATTTGGTCTAAAATATTTAAATGCTTTAGTAATTTACCCCCTTATTAATCTCAGCATAAGCATCTGATATAAGTTGCTAAATATTAGGCATTGATTTTTAAGCCCATCTACTCAGCTATCGAATCAATATTGCATTTATTAGCTTATCTGAACTGACTTGTAATAAATCTAATATTAAACCAGTAAATACCATGTTTTCAGTTATGGGCATTAAATACCCATAACTAAAAATATTATGTAATTTATATATTATATGTCAAACTTAACACTTAGAGATTTTTTAAAATTATACACCGCCATTCCAATTAAATTTATAGATGAATATTATGAATTTTATGAATTATGTCAAAATAACAAATTTGGTATTGATATTAATCTTGTTATTGAATACTTAAAGATCACCGATAAACATTCTTTTCATAAAAGACTAAAATATAATTTTAAAATAAATTCTGATTATATTATTACAAAATTAAATCAAAAACTTCAAAAAGGAAAACAAGATACATTTTATTATATTTCATTTGAAACTTTTGAAAAATTATGTATGAATTCTACTTCAGAAAAAGGTGAGCAATTCAGAGATTATTTTGTAATGTTAAGAAAATTTATTGATTATTACAAAAATCATATATCAGACAAAATAATATTATGAATGTATAAATTAAATGTTAGCTACCATCTGATTAGTCTTTTTTGTTTTACTCTGTTTTGATTTGGCAACCATATCTATCAAATCAAAATCAGAAACTTCATTATCCGGAAATTCATTATCTGGAACGGTTATTTGATCTAAAATATTCAGATGCTTTAGTAATTTTTTCCCCATATATATATCATCATTACAGTCCGATATGAGTTGATCAATATCTGGTATCAGTTCTAAGCCCATCTTATCAGCTATATAATCAGTTTTGGCCTTATTTGCTCTATCTGAATTATCTTGTTTCAAACCAATTTGTGATGAATCCAAAATAAGGCCAGAGCATATCTATGAGATGCTAGGTTAGCAAGATAATAAAACATATAAAACAAATATCTACATCAATATTGATGTAGATATTTTGTTTTATATGTTTTATTATCTTTAGCTATACTCATCATTTGTTTGGTCGTTTCTTCTTGTAGTTTTAGAGTATTGGATATGTCATTTCTTAATTTATCCATAAAGACAAAATCATCATCGAGATTGTATTGTGAGATCAGATGGGGGTTAAGGATATGGATAGGTAGATCTTTAATGTCATCGGCATTAATTGCTGGA